GGCGATAACTTAATATCGGATAATCAAGTACATAGTCTTAGTTTAATATAAAACACACCATTTTGAAAGGTTGATAAATTTTCATTTAATCACACATAAAGACTCATTTTATTGAGGAAAAGTTGAAACTTTTCTTTGGGGGGTACATAAAAACCAACACTATTGGTAAAAATAAATTTTTCGGATACACACTCATTTCAATTGATACGTGAGCGTAATAAAACAGCTAGTTATAGTGTAACTAGCTGAGTCCAAAGGAAGCATTACTTCCTCTTTCGACGGATTTTAGTTGTTGACAACTGGGGTTTCCGACCCTTCTTAACCTCAACAAGAACTTTCTTCTTAGGTTTCTTAGGTTTTGGTTTCTTTACAACAAGAATGGTTTCTTTGCGAACTGGACCATCATTTCTAATCATCGCTTTGCGAGCTTGTTGTTTAGCTATAGCTTTCATTCCAGGAGTACCTTGAAGTGTCATTGCGACACCTTTAAGTCCAGTACCAACAGCGGCACCAGCAAGAGGGTTGCCTAAAGCAGAACCAATTGCACTCGAGACAGGCAACGCATAACGATTAACAACATCTAGAACTTGCGAAAACCACGACCCTAGTGAGTTTTCACCAACTTTACATGCAACAGGCATGTGCTTAATAGCTTGAGCATAAATATCAAACACTTGACTTGAATACTCAGAAGCTGGTCTCATAAGGGGAATATAAGTTTGTGAGTAATTATCTGGTGCTGACTCCAATACATATTTGGCAGTCATAGTTAAAGTAGAATTATTAGATAAACCACTAAAACGACAAATTGTAACATCAAATGGTAAAATACCACATGATGAAAAGGTAGCGGGCGCTGCAGTTGTTGTTTGAATAGCCTGACAGAACCAACCATCTCCATTTCCAGTAAAATTTTCATCAGGTGAAGCATCAAATAACATACCACAATTAGAAGCTAAAGGGTAAAAGAAAGGATTATCAAAGTTATTCACACGTGCATTCATATAGATGCCTTCTGCAGCATCCCAGGTAAGTGACCCTGGGTATAATTGAATATCAGCTGTTTGCTGAGGAGGAGCAGGGATTGTTGTACAAGGTGCTAAAAAGTTAACAGCAGCAGTTGTTCCGGAAATATAGTAAGTTTCACGCGGAGCATTTGAAGAAGAACAAACTGTAACAGAGCCTTGTTTATATATCTCAGCAGTTGTATTGTACACTTCACAGGAAGATGACACAATACGAGTAGGAGAATTTTGATAAGGTCCAACAGGAATACCACAAGTAGTATTAACAACACAAGATGTAGCAGCAGGAATAGCAACAGGGTCAAAAGCAAAACCAGGAGGCCCTGTTATGCAAACCCAACCACCACACATAGTTTGAGTTACACCAAAAGTAGTCGTAGGCACATTAAGAGTCATAGTTGTAGGTTTATATAACGGTCCATTCGTTGATAAATCAGGAGTTAAAGGAATAAACAAAACTATAGCATCATAATTTGTACTTAGAGTACCAGGAACATTAATTTGACATGTTGTTTGAATTAGTTGAACAAGAGATTTAGTTGTACTCACATCAGGGTAACCAACTGCTTCTCTATCCTCATCAGAAAAACCATCCATAGTTTGGAGCAACCATTCAACAGCTTCTTGCGAAACCATACCAGTTGCAACCATCCTACCTAGTTTTCTTTCAATCCGTGCATCTAGCATACGAGATTGAGCTTGGAGTTTTACGAATACTTCTTCAGTATCGAAATCAAATTCGAAATTTTGTTGTTCACGAATAGAAGTTTGAATGTCTTTTTGGTCTTTACTTTCAAACCCCGTGAATAATGCCATCATTGCCCAATCGGACTTATATGAAGATTTTGCATCATCCCATTCTTTTGTACCGGCCAAAAGAGTATCATATCGTTTTAACAAAAAGTCAATATAGCGAGCATAATAAGCTCTAGCATCTGCATCTGACCAAGTTACCAATCTCATGCCACAGGCACGTGCAAGACTAATAGCAGGATCTTTAGGATGCTCACTCCATTTAATTGATTCATAAGATTTATTAGGAGTAACATGATATATCACAGTACCATACAAGACCTGATTAAAATCAGCTTGTAGGAAAGACACATCATGAATAGTTACAAAATCATCATGTTCAAAATTTAAAGTCATTCCCATTTCAGCCATTACAGCTGTGAGTTTACTTGGTGTATAAAAGGCACGTGCTATATGAGACACCGCACCAGTATTGTCATCACCGTATAAAGCAGCAATAACATTTTGAACAAAACTATTGTAAGTCTTAAGCGCTGGAGGACATAACCTTGCCCATGCATACGCTAACATAAAG